AGCGCTGCGCCGGAGGTCGAGTTGCGGGAAAAGCTCCTGACCGCCGCCCGTGATGCCGCCGATGCTGCGTACTTCGGGGAAACGCTGCGCGGCGGTCAACCGATCCACAACCACAAGCCCGACCCGTATTCGCCCTGGTTGTTCACCTCGCACGGGCAGTTCACCCTGGTTGCTGCGCCGCAAGCCGTGAAGCAACTGCTCATGGGGCTACCCCCTGAGTGCCAGAGCTACCTCAACGACTTCGGCAAGCGCAAGCGCGACAGTTACGGCCACACTTGGCGCATCCCGTTGGCCTCCCTTGAGTGCAGCGACACCGTTGCGGTCATCGAGGCTCGTTACCAAGATCACCTGGAGAAGAAACTTGCCTAAGCTCACAGCCCTGGATGGGCCACCCGGTAGCGGTAAGACCACCAAGCTGGTCAAGGACTGCGAGTCGTGGCCCGAACCGTGGTGCATCGTCACCTTCGGGAACGACGCGGCCAACACCCTGGCTGCGCGTGGTGTTCCCCCCGAGAACGCCAAGACCCTGTACAAGATGACTTGGCCCCATGTCCGTGAAGTGAGCAACCTGAAGCTCAGTCGTGGCAAGAAGACCAAGCCGTCGTACAGGCGGCGCAACATCGAGTCGCAGACCGACGATGCCCTCGGGCAGTACACCAAGGACGCGCCGTCCCTGAAGAAACGCAACCAACGGGCCGAGTTCCTGCACCTGTGGGAACCAACCCAGGGCGATCCCCCCGACTGGATCTGGCAAGATGATGTCAGCCGGGAAGAGTCGTTTGCCGTGGGGTTGGCCCGGTGGTTGGCGGTTGGCGCACCCCTCAAGGACTTCGACGGCTACGAGTTCATGGCTGTCGATGAGGCGCAGGATGTCTCTGCCCTGGAGTTGGCGGCCTGTCTCGCACTGGTGAAACCCGGTGGCAAGGTGCTGGCCGTTGGCGACCCAGGGCAAGCGATCTTCCTGGGCGGCAAGGGTTGGCCCGCCGACCGTCTGCCCCCGGCATGGGAGCGAGCCGAGTCCACCGAGACATTGGCGCAGGGTTTCCGCATCGGATACCCGGCGGCTGATGCAGCGGCGGGCATCCTCAAGCCGTTCTACGACCGCAGCGCAGACACCTTCAGGGCCAATCACCTGACGCAGATGCACCCGTGGAATCAGCAACCACCTAAGCAGGGGCTGATCATGGGGCTTTCAAGGTACTCCGTGGATGCCTACATCAAGCGCCACGACCTACGCAATGTCGGCATCGTGCCGGAGTTGAACCCCGAAGGGCTAACGATCTGCACGATCCATGCCGCCAAGGGCTACGAGACGGACGATGTTTACCTGTTGCCCTGGGGGAATAACCGCACATTTGCGCTGGACGCTGGCGCACCTGACGAACTACGATTGATGTATGTCGCCCTCACCCGAGCGCGGCGTAACCTTTACCTACCTCACAACCTACTTGTCAAAGCAAACCATGCAATCTCCCGAGCGCGAAGTTAGCCTCATCACCTCCAAAGGTGAGCGGATGCTACACCTGAGCTACTACAAAGACCGAGTGGTCGTGGACATCCGCCGCCGCTTGGCCGGGCACGACTGGGTTCCCTATGCCGAGTTGCCGTTCGCAATCCATGAGTGGAACCGATTCGCCCGTGCGATCTGCGAGTACGACATCGAGCTTGAACTTTTCCTGGAGAACCAAGAATGATTCATTACCACGGAACACCCATCTCCCCCGCTAGGGCGGCAAGGGAAGTGCTGTCTCGTAGACACGCATTCATCAGTTACGAGTACCAACAAACGATGGTACTAGCTGCTGAGATTTGTCAGTCGTTTGCCCTGGACAACGGAGCCTTCTCCGTCTGGAAGAAGGGGTGTCAACCTGATTGGTCGGGATACTACGAGTTCGTCAAGCATTGGCACAGGCATCCAGGGTTCGACTTTGCGGTTATCCCTGATGTCATCGACGGCGACGAGCGGCAGAACGATGCCCTGTTGGACGAGTGGCCCTTACCTCTGCACCTTGGCGCACCAGTCTGGCATATGCACGAATCGAACGAGCGACTGGTTAGGCTGGCAAACGAATGGCCTCGCGTCTGCCTTGGTAGTTCGGGGGAGTTCTCGGTTGTCGGTAACAAACTTTGGTGGGATCGCATGGAAGATGCCATGACCGCGCTAACCGAAGACACGGACGGGCAACCTCCTTGCAAGCTCCACGGGCTGAGGATGCTTAACCCAACCGTATTCTCGCATTTGCCGCTGGCTTCCGCCGACAGCACTAATGTTGCCAGGAACATCGGACTAGATTGCCGATGGGATAAGGGCTACCTCAAGAACATGAGCAAGCCAGCCAGAGGTGCAGTCTTGGTAGACCGCATCGAGGCACACGCCAGTGCGTCAAGGTGGGCTGGAAGGCACAACGAAGAAAGAAACCAGGAGCTACTCGGATGAACCTAGTGCTACTTAGTGGAGGGCTGGACTCAACCGTGGCTCTTGCGATGACGGTTCAAAGCGGAGGGCCAACTGCTGCTCTGGCTGTGGACTACGGGCAGCGACATCGTAAGGAGTTGATGTCGGCAGAGTGGTTGGCGGATCACTACAAGGTGAGTCTGACTATCTTGCAAGCCCCGCACTTGCGGAAGATATCTACCACCCAGGGCCACGGAGAAGGCACTGTGGTTCCGGGTCGTAACTTGATGTTGATTGGCCTAGCCACAGCCCATTCGCTTATGCTGGGAGGAGGTCGGATTATCCTTGGGGTAAACCACGATGACGCTGCTGGCTATCCTGATTGCCGGATGGAGTTCCTGCGAGCAGCGAAGGAGGCGGTGCGGTTGGGGTCGGACAACAAGTGCCGACTGGTTACACCTCTCAAGAACTTACCCAAGGCAGAGGTATACAAGATGGCTCTTCGGTTGGAAGTTCCCATCGAAGATACTTGGTCATGCTACGAGGGCAAGGAGTTGCCTTGCGGTAGCTGCGGAGCTTGCCAAGATATGGCGAAGGCGGTGAAATCATGCTCGTAGTAAATGAAGTGTTCTACTCGCTGCAAGGTGAGGGGGCGAGGGCCGGACATCCTTCCGTGTTCATCAGGTTCAGCGGCTGCAACATGAAGTGTCGGGTTGAGGCCGGGGCTGATAGTCCAGGTGGCTTCGACTGCGATACCGAGTTTGTCAGCGGAGAGGCTTACACCGAAGAGGCACTGGTGGAAGATGTGTTGGCTGCGGCAGGGGAATGTCGTTGGGTCGTACTGACGGGCGGAGAGCCGTTGCTGCAAGTCACTAGGTCGCTCATCAATCTGCTAAAGGAGCATGGCTTCAAGATCGCACTGGAGACAAACGGAACGATGCTTATTCCTGTGGGGCTGGATTGGGTGGTCGTGTCGCCCAAGGTGGCGGAACACGCTATCCGCGCACAGTACGCCGACGAACTGCGGTATGTCCGTGGTGTCGGGCAGGGCATCCCGAAACCTAGCCTGGATGCCGAGGCCAAGTTCCTTTCGCCAGCCTTCAAGGGCGATCAGTTAGATCCCGAGGCGGTGCAAACCTGTATTGATTTGTGCCTACGACATCCTGACTGGGCATTGTCAGTGCAAGCTCATAAACTGTGGGGAGTGCGATGAGATTCCTGGAGACGGCTGATCAACTCCAGCAACTGGTCGATGCACACCAGGGCGAGTGGATCTGCGACACCGAGACTGACGGCCTGGAGGTTCGTGGCCCGATGTCGAGGGACAAGGCGTGGATCGTGGGGCTGTTGCCGCACGGCACTGATTCGGTGTTGTTTATCGATTGCCGCAACCCCGAGTGGCGGAAGATGAAGCCCATCATGGAGCGCATGGCACTGGTTGGTCACAACCTCCGCTTCGACATCCACGCCATGAACATTCGCCCTGTCGATTGGTGGTGCGACACCATGCTCGCGGTCTACACGCAGGACACGCGCCGCCGCAAGAGCCTCGATGACTTGGCCCGTGACTTCGGCAAGACCAAGATCGCCACCATCCCCGAACTCAAGGGCAAGAAGGGCAACCAGAACAGCATCCACCTCCTCACCCCAGGGCTGCACAGATGGAATCCAAAGCTCTTGGAGTATCTTGCCGATGACCTCATCGTGACCTCGCAGTTGTGGGAGAAGTACAAGCGAGCGCACCACCCCCTGTCAGGCAAGGTCGAGTGGGCCGTGCAGCGCATGGAGGATCGGGGCGTTCGTCTGTTGGAGGATCGGCTTCATCAGTTGGCCCTGGAGATCCGCCCGTTGGTGGCCGAGTCGTGGGCAGTCATCGAGCGGCACGGGTTCACGGGCAACCTCAACTCGCCCAAGCAAGTGCTGGAGTTCTTGCAGTCGAAGGGGTACAAGTTCAGGGGAACCAACACCCAAACAGTGCTGCGCCCCCACTTCGACCGCACGGGCGACGAGTTGATCGGGGCCATCCTCATGTACCGGGCGTGGAACAAGAAGGACAGGGACTTCTGCCAGACCCTGCCCAAGTTCGTGCAGCCTGACGGCCTGATCCATGGCGGCATCAAGACTGCCCGGACAGGCACTGGGAGATTCGCCCACGCCGAGCCGAACCTGGGGCAGATCCCCAAGCAGGGCAAGACCGACCAAGAGCGCAAGATCGCCAAGCGTTTCCGGGGTTGCTTCCAGGGCGCGTCGGGTGGTTGCTCCGGGGCGGACTTTTCACAGGTGGAACTGCGGGTGGCCGCTGCCCTGTCGAATGACGAGCGGATGCTTCAGGCGTTTGCGGAGGGGGCCGACCCCCACGCAGCGACCGCCGCTGCCACCAGTGGTTGTAGTATCGACAACCTTCCAGACGGCGAACGCTTCAAGGCCAAGGCTGTCAACTTCGGCATCCTCAACGGCATGGGTGCTGGGCGGTTGGCCCTCCAGATCAACACCTCGGTTGACGAGGCACGGAGGTTCATCGACCAACACCGCAAGGCCCACCCGGAGCTACACAACTGGATGAATCTGGTCAGCAAGATCACCAAGGGGAGCAGTTCGGCCAGTGCCCTGGATGGTACGCGCCGGGTCTACCAGCGGTGGGAACTCGACCGACTCACCAGTGCTGTGTCGCAGGAGGTGCAGGGGACGGCGGCTGCGCTGATGAAACACGCCCTGGTTGCCTGTGAGGAGGCGGGGTTGCGCCCGATCCTGAGCGTCCACGACGAGCTTGTTGGGGATGTACTGGACAAGGGCGACGAGTACGCTACAATCATGCGAGAGGCGGCCAACGCTGCCTTCCCTGACTCCCGACTCAACCAAGTAGACTTCGTTGCAGACGGGGGACATGGGGAGACTTGGGCGGATGTGTAGCTACCGATACGCATTCGTGTGTTCGACCAAGACTCCCTAAGTTCTTCAACATGAGGAAGCTCCTGGGCCATGAGTTGAAACTGGCCCGCCACAAAACCTTCGGACTGTTCTTCGGTGTGTGCATGTGGTGTCACCGAGGAACAGATCGAAAGGGCTGGCTTGTTGGCGCAAGCTGGCCCACCCCCTACTGCGATGACCGAAGAAATCCCGATCCAAAGGTTGATCGAACAGAACGCCCGCTATATGCTTGAGCAGATGCGGGCTGCCGATCCTAGCGATGCCGTCCGCTACTCTGCGGCGGTCAAGAATCTCGCTGGATCACTCGCAGAACTCTCGGGGGGCGGCGACACACCAAGTGGGCTGCGCTCCATCATCGAAAAACTTAACCAAGCATCAGAAAAATGAGCTTCAATGCCGAAGAAATCCTGTCTGCACAGGTGAGTGAGGACGCTGCCAAGGGTAAGCGACCGATCACTCCTGAAGGTAGCTACAACAACTGCGTCATCACTAGCGTTCAAGCCTTTGAACCTTTTGAGGATCAAGAGGGTGTCAAGGCCCGCCTCCAGGTGCGCTACGAGTGCCCGGATCACGCAGAGCCTCTCCAGAGCTATGTCAATGTCAGCAACCCGACTGACCCGCACCCGATGTCGGCGCACTTCCAACTGATTGCGGCGATCTGGCCGGACGCGAAGGAGCGAGCCAATAAGTCGATCAACGATTGGGTGGGTGAAAAGATCAACATCATGGTCGTTCACCAACCCAACCAGAACGGCGATCCCTGGGCTAAGTACAACTTCCGTCCCGTCAAGTAGGTTACTCATTAGGGTTTGGGTGCAGTCTTCCTCCAGGGGCTGCACCCTTTTTCCTGCCAGCACTATGGTTTTAGAAAAGAAAGAATACTCTTCGTGGTCGCACCTGATCGTTGAAGCCTACCACCACGGTATGGCGAACATGGACAAGGCGCACCTCGACAAAGCCAAGGAACTCCTGATGGATGACCTTGAAAGCTCCTTCCTGCGAGGGGAGGAGAAGCCCTGTGTGCGACCTTCGGGTGGCATCAACTGCGCGGCAATGACGCAACTGATCGCGCAGGGATACGGTCGTTCTGAGGGGGACGATCTGCCGCGAATGTTGTTCGCCACGGGGCACTTCCATCACAACCTCACCTACGCAGCCCTGCTGAGTGCGCTGCCCAAGGAGGCGTTCCACCTTGAGATCGAGGAGGAGGTTGACCTGACGATGGACTGGTGGCCCAAGGCTGACGGCTTCAAGCAGCAGGGCCACATCGACCTACAGTTGCGCTGCCTCGATCCGGAGTGGTTGATCCCTGGTGTTCCGCACTACATCATGGCGGACATCAAGACCAAACACGCACTGGGGATGACCAAGACCAAGGACATCATCGAGCCAGCGAGCGACATCTGGGGCAACCTGGATCAGCTTGCCGTGTACTCGGACCTCAAGGGCACTATGGATGCTGGCGCGTTGTTGATTTACCTCAACCGCGAGACTCCCAAGGAGCGATACAAGCGTGTCAAGGCGCAGTATGTTCTCCCCGAGCATCTGCAAGAGGCACTGGTGAATGTCAAGCGCCGTGTCGGTGCGTGGGATGGCCCGTTCTACCCGGAGCTTTGGGACCGCAAGCAGAAGGGCGACAAGAACTTCATGCCCTGTCAGGGCTACTGCTCCGTGCAAGCCGAGTGCGAGGCGCGTCGGGAGGGGTGGGAGGTATGAGCCTAATCGAGGAACACAAACTAGTGCTAACGGACACCGAGCGTGGAACTGAACTTACCATCTGGGTCGATTCAGATGAAGACTTACTAGTGATGAAGGACGAGACTGGGCAGACTGTTTCCATTGATGTCTGCCATGTTGAAGGACTCGTTAAAGCCCTCAAGGAAGTCGCGGAGGGGCACTTTCGTTTCCGAGCGCGAGGCTGATGAAGGTACACAGGCGGTCCAGTAAAGAGTTCAACGACGCAGTGCATACCCTGCGGGTTCTCGTCCCTCTTGCTCACCCGGTCAAGATCATCCGCTGCGCCCTGAAGGATTGCTGGGGCACTTGCGAGAAGAAGTCCAACCCCGACAGGTTCATCATCCGAATCGACAAGGCCATCACGGATGACGAGGCCATCGAGACCCTGGCCCATGAGTGGGCACACGCTAGGGCATGGCTCGACAATGTGGATGACCACTCCCCATACTTCGGCGTAGCATATAGCGAGTGCTACCAAGCCCTGTATGAAGACTAAGACTTGTGCAAGCTGCGGTGTAACTAAGGAGTTGCACGACTTCTTAATGGATAGCAATAAGGGCAAGCTCCGCCCTTCTTGCAAAGACTGTACGAACGCAAGTAAGAGGGTCAGCAGAGCCAAGAAGGCGCGTTGCAAAAGTTGCTACGAGACCATCGACCCAGGGGATAAAGAGGAGACCGCAGCTAAACTCTGCTACTACTGTGCGATCCAAAGATCCGCTAACCTTGCAGGACGCACTAGAGCCGATTACAGGCTGGGTCGGCCCGGCTGCATCGTGCGCGACGGCGTGGCCCTTGTGCCCGACGAAGAGAGACAGGCTTGGGTCGAGATGCCTGTCAAGATATGCGAGGGCTGCGGCATCGACCAGCACTTGGACATCTGCCTCGACTGCATTTCTCCTGTGGGCAGCTACACCTCGCAAAGAATCCGACCACTCTACCGATGCGAAAACTGCAACGAGTGGCGGAGTTACAAGTTGGGCTGTAAGTGCTAACCTTCCAGGGCTTGGGCTAGTTCGCGCAGCCGCTCTTCGTAGGCTTTCATCTCGTTAGTCAGCGTACGCACTCGGGAGTCCAAGCGTCGGAACTTGCCCGACTGCACGATCTCAAAGTTGGCTTTGTCGTGGTTGCCGTCGCACCAGAGGATCGCGTACTCCTGGGTCTCGATCACCTTCTGGCGCAGCAACGAGGCGGCTTCGCGGGCAGCGGCGGCCCAGCCCATCGCCATCACCTGGACATCGGGCCACTCAGTGCTTGCGCCCGTGCGATCACAGATGTCCCCGGCAAGCTCTGCCAGGGAGTAGCGCATGATGTCGGGGTCGTGCCCGAGGCGTTCCCGCACTGGGTCGGGACGCGGGCCTTTCTGGATCTCTTCGGAGGGGTTGGGTAGGCTCATGGTTTCAATGCAAATGCGGCCAACACAGCGTCGGCTTCGTGGTCTGAGGAATGTTCGTTGGCCCCGGTCAACTTTTTGACAGCCTCGGCCATACCCCACTTCTTTTCGCTGCGAGTCTTGTACTTTCCCTTTTGAGGCCAATCCTCGTACCTTTTGCCGATTGTGGCAACGGCGAAGTTCTTGAGTGCGGTCGGGGTGATGTCGCGCAACGGGATCTTCCGGCGGGCGGCCCACGATCCCAGCCCTCCTAGCACCCACCACATTAGGCAAGCGGTCTTACCTCCGGTTGCCCCAGAGAAGCCGAACGGCGGACGCTCTGTGGCGACTAACTCGATGCCGGGGTGATCATCCAACAGATCATCCAGCGCTAGGTTGAGGAGCTTGTGCTGCGTCATCGGGTTGGTTCCGCAGTCAATCGTCTTGGAGCAAACGATGTCCCCATTCTCGGTGTCCACAAGGGCGAGTCCGAGAGAGCGGTAGCCGGGGTCGATTCCTAGGATTAACATGGTCGGGGTGGCCGAGTACGCTGCTTACGGCGCACCCGGCCTCGGGTCAACGGCCCTGGAAGTTTACTTGCGCGGTCACTTTTTCTTTTTCGTGACACGCGGCTTCTTCATGGGGGCTTTCTTGGCGGTCTTCATTTTGCCCTTGGGGTAGTGTCCAGGCATTACTTGGATCCTTTACGGCGGTTGGTTTTACGGGAGACGGCTCGCAAGTTTTTGCGTCCGTTGGTTCCGCCCTTACTGAGCGGCTTCTTGTGATCCACTTCACGCGGGTCGCCTTTCTTCAGACCCAACTTGCGGCGGGCCTTGTTGCGCTCCGAGCGGCGTTTGCGCTGGGTGGGTTTGCCATGGAAGGACGAATACTCCTTCTTGTAGTTACGCTTTTTGGGCATCAGCAGTTCCACTTACGGAGTGCTTTGTTGATGCGGCTGTTCGGATCGCGCTTGGTCTTCTCTGAAGTCAGCTTCTTCTTCATACCCTCCATCCGAGCGCAAAAGCTCTTGCGTCGTTTGGCGGCTTTGGAACCCTTCTTCAGTTTGGACGGCTTGGTCGTGACAGCCGTTTGGAGTTTCGATCCAGGGTTTGCCTTGCGGTAGCGGGCAGCCCCCTTCTTGGTCAGTCCCCCGGAAGGAGACTTGTCCCCGCTCTTGACGGAGAAGTTCTTCGGCATCTTCTGAGTGCGTTTCTTAGGCATCAGTATCGTTGCGAGGTGGATGATGGTGAAGACAAGGCGGAGGTAGAACTTCACACCTTGATGAACTTGGGGAGAGGTGAATGAGTTTGCTCTGAGTCGTAGACCGTGAAACCCAGAACCCAGTCGATGTTGCGCCCCCGAACGAAGTCGAAGGCCGGTTTGCGGAGATCGCCGCCGAAGCCACCTTCGTGACCGTAGACGAGCTTCTTACCGCACTGCCCGAACAGTGTGCCCTGTTTGTGGGTATGCCCGATGTGCGCGTTGCAGCCGTGGTTGAGCGCGAACCGCAGGGCCAACCCGCCACCGAACTTGCTCGACCCGAGCCGCCCTTCGTGGCCGTGATAGATAGCGACCTTTTGCCCTTGGCCGCATCCGACCTTGTGGCCTGACCTGACCATGCGGATGTCGAAGTCCGCGATGCCCACATACTCAGGCCAGTCAACGCCAAGGTTGCGGATCACGGGGGCGCGGTTCTGGATGTAACTGTTCCAACGCGCTTCGTGGTTGCCCTCGATGTAGACGATCTCGGCCTTCTTAGCTAGGACGCGGAGGGCATCGAGCCAGTTGCCGTGCGCGGCCACCTCGGCTTCAAGGTTGTCCTCCCACTTGGGGTTGCGGCGGTGCTGCGACAGGGCGTGGTAGTCAGCGATGTCCCCGGCTAGGACGATCTTGTCGGGCTGATCTTTGGTGATGTACTCCTCCACCTTCCTCTGCCACTTGGCACTGTGGAAAGGCACATGGACATCGTTGAGTACCAGGGTTTTCAAGGCTCTACCTCTACTTGATCGAGTCCGGGTTTGCCGCACTCAGGGCAAAGTCCGCCTTCAAAGCCACGATCGACGGGCACGACAACAAACTGGGTGACACCGCACTGGCGGCAGACGCAAAGATCCATGATGAGGGGTCCGTATTCGACACAGGCATCTAGCAGTTTGTCGTAGAGGGAGTCCATCGCGCTCTCAATAGTACCAGGAGGCTCACCAAAATCAGGACTAGGATGATGTACTTGAGGGCTTGAAGAAGTTCTCGATGCGTTGGTAGAACGCGACCAGCATCGCTGCTACTGCCATCCTCACTGAGCGGAACATCAGGGACGCGATGATTGCCGTGATGATCAGGCTCTCCACCAACCCCGTCAATGCCGTCACCGCTTCCGGCACTGCGGCCACTAGGGCTTGGGTGGTGGTCGGAGACTTTCCCAACTCTGCTGGGGCGCTGTTGGTTGGAAGCAGCCCGCATGATGCCAGGATTAGGCTAAAGAGCAGTACGATCTTCAAGGCGTTCTAGACGGCGGTTGGTGTCCTCAGAGTGCGCTTGCATACCAGCGACAACCTTAGAGATTTTCCATAGCTCTGTGACTGTCCACAGGAGAATGGCGGCGATCAGGCCGAGGAGGGCTTCGGTGAGGGGGATGGTCATCGGAGTTCCTGCAACAGCGAGTTGCGGGCTTCTAGGACTCGGGCTTGCTCTTCTTTGAGCTTGCGGATTTTGTTGGGGTTATTGGTTTGACCGATCTCAAAGTTGATTTCTCGGAGCAGCGCATCGCCAATCTTTACGCGCTGTTTGCGGCGGTAGGCTGGGTCTTTACGGATCTTGACCGGGAGGAAAGTGGCTGCCCAAAGGTTCTCGTCCAGTGGTTTGTCGTTGTAGACGGCATCGGCGTACTTCATCGCCATCCGAGTAAAGGTGTTAGCTTGCACTGTGTACTCCGCCGCAGAGCCAAGTCCAGGCTCTCGGTTCGGGTCCATACCGAAGAGAGACATCAACAGGCCCGCAGTACCACCGCCAGCCAACTTGGTGACACCTCTGGGTTGACCTAAACCTCTAGGCGCTTGCTCGTCAAGGCCCGCAAAACTATTAACCGAGTCAATAGTTCCGACGATCAGTGCGGCAGCTTCGACCGGCAGTGCAATCGAGCTAAGGTTAGCCTCCAGACCATCATGCTCGATCTTGAGGTTGCCATACTGGTCAACACCAATCCAGTCCGAGTTGTTGGACAGGCGGTTGATGGCCGTCAACATCCTTGGATCCTTATCGATGGACTTTGCCATCTGTGGAAGCACTCGACGGGAGAAGGTATAGAAGGCCGCAACTCGACGGCCAACATCACGCTCAAACTTCGACAGCTTGGAGTAATCGCCGTGGACATCCAGGGCTTTCTGCAAAGCAAGCTCTGGGGACTTACCATCCAGAATGAGGGTCATCGCCGCCGAGAGACGGTTGTGGATTTCGACGGCAGATGCACTGTCGCGGAAATCCTCCATGCGCGACTTCTCGCCTCGCTTCAAACCAGCTACAAACTCTTCAGGAGTCATAGCTCCGACGCGAAGTTCTTCAGTAACCTTCAGGTCGTTGAACAGACCGCGCTCTGCGAAAAACTTGAGGAGTTCATCTTCCCCCATTGGGGTGTCCCCAACTTGGTAGATAGGGACAAGGTCATCTGCGTCATCGAAACGGGCGGCAAGGCGAGCTTCGACGGCTTCGTTAGTAGCGTCGGCCTTCAACTTCTCCAACGCCCTGGTGCGACCTTTGAATCCAACAACCCCAGAGCCGTCGATTGCAGTGTTGTCAGGGAGGTTTCCAAGCATCCGAGCAGCGACAAGTTGTGCTGCACCGAAGTTACGAATACTGCCCCCGGCTGCCCTGGTTTGGAAGAAGTTGGTAAGGGTGTTACGAATGAAGAACGCAGGGTTAAACACCGTCTGCGTAGACTTGTAGAGGGCGTTCGTTCGGTCGTAGAACTTCCAGAACTCCGACATCTCCTGAGATGCTGGAATCGTGTTGTCCAACAGGCGGCTGGTCAGACCCGCGTCACCCAGGATGATGCTCTCACCCTTACGGATGTTCTCCAGGCTCTGGCTGCCCTTGGGGAAAGTTCCGCGCACTTGGTGTCGCACAGCCTGTTGGCCTATGGTTTTACCCTTGCTGACTTTACCCATATTGCGGACACCCATCCCAGAGCGGCCCATCTCGGAGACATTCAACAGACGCATATCCCCATCGGCAACTTGAAGCTCGATGACCGTATCGTCACCAACTCGGTGTACCTTGTTGACCGTGCCAGACATTAGGGTTAGTCTGGAATCCGCGTGTTTGTTGCCCTCACGGAGAATGCCGTCGATGTAGTCTTCCGCTACCAACTGTCGCTTCGCTAGGTTGGATCGGTGTGCGAAGGCAGAGAGCCAAGACTCATTCATTGGCGCTGCGGCATCTCGCACAGCTTTCTCCAACAACTTCTTAGTCTTAGGATCTTGGGCTTTGTTGGCTGCCTCCATAAGATCCGACAGGTAAGGTTGATCGTTCATGATCTTCCTACCCAGGATGGACTTTGCAGCCTTGAGTGCTTCAGGAGCCACAGGGCGCTGAATGCGGAGAAACTTGGAAGTCTCTTCAAACGCCTCGTCGCCAACACCTACTTTACGAGCCTCAATAAGAAGTTCGTTGTACTCTTGCACTGTGAGGTTGCGAGCTTCAACACGACGCTTCAGGCTTTTGACTAGCTGGTTGTCCATTCCCGCAGCCTCTGCCCTGTCGAAGAGTCGGTTCAAGGACTTTCGCAGATCCTTGTCGAACAGTCGAGGGAAGTAGGCAAGTTGATCGTCTGCGCCCAACCCGCTGGCGTAACGAGCCAACTTAGCGTTCTGGGACAGAAGTTTATCTAGAAGCTGCTTGGCTTTCGGTGTCTGGTCGCTAATACCAAACATCTTCTCCAGAGCTTCGTGGTTGCTAGTACGGATAAACTCGCCAACAGACTCTAGGCGACTACCAAAAGTGTCTGTAAGTCTAATCTTTCCTGCAACCAGATCCTTGTCGTAGATTGCAGTCCGAAGTTCTTGTGCTAGTTCAGCAAGCTCTCTGGCAGCATCCTCCATCTTAGGGCTTGCGATCTTTGCCAACTCCGCCGCGCCGGTCATGCGCTGGGCTAGCTCTTCAAGGTTCGCTAGCTCAGTTTTAGCGGCTTTCGTTCCAGAAGTTTCAAGTCTACGAAGTACGGCCAACACCTCCTCAACCTGGGGAGTAGCCTGTTGGTGCATACCAAGCACTTTGTCGAGATCGTCAAATGTGCGGATTTCGGAAGTGTTACCGATGCGAGCCAACTCAGCCACCAAAGATTCCATGTCCCGGTGGATCTCTCGCGTATCTTGGAACACGGCTCTGGAGGCAGAATCCAACCGGCGTTGACCTTCAAACTCCATCTCATTGATGGCCTTGTTGACGCTCTTGCCGCCTAGTGGATCAAACTTCCTAGTAAGGTAATCTCGGATCTCCTTACCTTTCAGCCAGCCCAACCTCACAGAGCCAGGGGCATTCTCGTAAGATTTGGGAAGTTGTGCGGCAATACCGATATCCAACTGACCTTTTTCAAAAGCCTTGTAGATATCAGAGTTGGCATCAATAGCCGGGTTCAACGCACCATAGATATCTTCAAACGCCCTTTGGATATTGCCGTTGTGCTTCTTGACAAGTTTGCGAAGCTCTGATGGCTTAACTCCCGACTTTCTAGCCGCAATGTAGGCATCTACTCGGGACATATTTCCGTAATCTAGAGCGGGAATACTGCCTAGATCCCTGTCGTTAATGAAGATCTTACGGAGTTTTTGGTCAAACTTAGCTACGGCATCTGGATCTGTAAGATCAACACCTTCTGCCTTAGCTTGCATTCTGAACTTCGCGGTCTCGTCAACATACCGAAAGCTAAACTGCTCTTCTAGAATGTCATCAACAGTTTTGCCGCTAGCTAGTTCCTCAAGAATAAAGGACTCTTCAACAAGCAAGAGATCCGCTAACTTCTTCGATTGGTACTTCTTTTTCCCAGGGCTAAATAGAACTGTAGTAGGAACTAGAGATTCGGGGTGCAGAGCGTTTGCCGCCTTTGCCGCCCGCTGGAAGGTGAAATCGCCTTGGAAGAACTTTGAACTTTCGGAAACAAAGTTTTCGTAGGCTTTGGATGCCCCTTGTAGAGTCGTTTTGACCGCAGGGTCTACCTTCTTGGTAAGCCCTGAAAGAAACGCACCCATCCACGAAGCCCGATTACCCGACAGGGCATCCATCGCCGGGATGACTGTGGACTTCAAGATAGGTGAGGCAAAGTAGTCGTTCACAAACTTAGCAGGGGCCAAAGAAGCCCTGCCAAAGTTTGAGAACCACCCGCGCTGCTTGTTCAGCCGACCCAGGGTTGCGGCATCAAGAAACTTACCGACCTTACCAGCGCCAATAACAACTCGGCTGGATGCTAGGAAAGGGAACTGGAGAGCAAGCTCTTCGACTTCGCCCTGCTCGATAACATCTTTCAGGGTTACCTTCTTATCCGTGGGAACTTCTTTACCAGCATCCTTCAACCGCCTAGCGCGGATCTTCTCGGCTTGCTTCGTAGTACCAAAACCGCCACGGTTCATGTTGATGACCTTCTTGATCCTGCGGTCGGTCTTGGCCTCTGGCAAGGTCTTCAGTTCTTCAACGAACTCGTCATAGGTACTCCCTGCGGCCTTGTGCTTGACCATAAGGTTTCGCACACGCGCACTTTTACCACCAGCGCGGTTCAGGTTTCTTGCCGCTGAACCTAGCCCTTTGAAAGCACCACTCGTACCAAAGGTCAGGTAGGTACTTGGGTCTAGCAAGGTATCAAGGAGAAATCCCTGAGTTCCTGAAAGCCGCTTGTCGTAGATGTCTAGAGCGATGTCGGAGGCGTACTTAGCCCTGGAGTGGTCGCCCATGAACGCGCCAAGCACAGGGATAAGCTCCGGGGCCAGGATGCCTTGGGCACTAAATAGCTCCGTGTCCTCATCTTCCATCGCGTACCAAGCCCTGGTGATTAGCTGGTACGGAAGGCCGATGGTGGCGTTGATTCCTCGTTCTAGCCAGTTTGACATTTTACTAGCGTCCTCTTTCTGCCTCTCGTTTTAGTTCGGTACGCCGTTTTTCGGCAGCATTAAACTCCTTCAGCAACTGCACTCTTTCTGCCTTCAACGCGGCTTTCTCCTCGGGAGACATCCCGAAAGTTTTTACACGACTATTCTCAATCAGTTTCTGCCTAAGATCCTCAACGAGATCCGCAGACTCAGACAAAGGCATCTGCGCTATATCCTGCTCAAAGTCTTTAGCAGCCATAGCAATACCTCTAAGCGAGCTAGTCTTTCTGAAAGTAGGCAGATCTTGGGTGTCATCAATCTGCAAACCGAAGTCCTTTGTCACCGAGCTAACAAACGACCCCACAAGTTGCTTCTCCTGCGCCAAGGCATTTGGCTGCACAATCAGAGAACTTTCATTACCTAGTCGCATCAAAGCCGCAAACTGACTCTCTACCGTACCTTTGCGATCTAGGATACCTTGGATCTTATCAGCCATCAGTTGATCCGCGTCAAACCATTGGGCAGCTAGATCATCCGCAAGACGCAGTCTAGGATCGCCCATACCTTCCCTACCTAACAACAGTTGAAGGACATCAGTTCCGTAGCCGTAGACAGCATCTTTAGTGGCAGAGTCTTCACCCTCCCCAGAGAGCATAAGCTCCATAGTACTGATGCTTAGTTCTAGGTCTTCGACATCTATACCTAGGTCATCAGCAGACTCAGGCCGCTCATTAACAATGTCAAGGATTCTCCTAGCCTCTTTCAACTCAGCTCTAAGGGTTGCTGGGTCACGCTGTGCGCCCGCCTTAACAAGTTCCATGAGGCCGGTTCGCGCTGTGGCTCTATTCGCAAGGAGCGGAGCGATATTGGCCGACGATTTAGCCGCTTCAAACTTTACTGCGGCATCCACAGGCTCGACTTCCGAAGTAACTTCAAAAGCTCGTACAGCTTGCTCTGCAACCTCATCAAGAACACTGTCAGGAACTTTTACTCCAGCTTCTTGGTAACGCTGTACTTGAGCTTTTGCGCCCTCGTATCCAAACTCTTGGTAAAGTTGAGATGCTAGGATTGCTCGTTGATCTGGAGCGATCATCATAGTCATGCCCAGGTTGACCTCGTTAGGGTTCGCGTTAGGGACAAACAACTCCTGCCTAGCGAAATCTGCCCTCGGACCTTCTTCAGGGACAAACATAGCCTCAAGCCCTTCAGGTTCAGGCATCAACAGTCCCCTAGTAGGAACTGGAACCTGAAAATCCGCTGGCATCGTGGCAGCGACATCTGCCGCAGTTTTAGCAGCCATAGCCTTTTGCCGAGCGGAGGCAATGTTGGCTTGCATAGAGGGCATATCTACATCCCTCAGCAGCGTCATAGCAGCCGCAGCAGTTTCTCCTGTAGGGTTTGCCTCAAAAGCTGCGTAGGCTTTTTCCAAAGCGTTAAAGTCGGCATCACTAATCGAGTAGTTAATACCATTTTCAGCGTCAAACTTCTGCGCGGCTCTAGTGGATTCCAAAAGCCCGCTTACTGCCTTACCAACCTTACCTTCTCGGATTTCGTAACTTACTGCGCCACGAACATTGGTGTTTTCTTGAGCATTAAAGTCTGCGACAAACGCATCACCGTAATCCCCAGCAGCACGGCGCTCGTTGTATCGGGTCATCGATTGCTCTTTGTTGCGAGCGGAAGCAACTTCTCGATTGGAGCCGATATGGTTGTTAAGTAAGGTAAAGTCCTTTGAGGTTAGGTCAGGATCGTCTTGAGCTTGTGTAAGAAGTGATTTAACAAACGCATCGTATTCAGCTACACTTCCGAACTGCGCTCGGCTAGTCACAGACTTCATAAAGGTATCTAGAGACTTTGTACTGTTAGATTCCTTTTTACGAATGCCCTCAAGTTCAAGCTGGTGTTCTCGCGTTGCTTCGTCCCGCCCAAGTTGGAACGCCTTGTCTTCTGCTCGTTCCTCTTTCCGAATCGCAAGATCCTCGGCACGGCGCTGGGTTTCAAGTTTCTGCGCCTCCCGAGTCTGTTGAGCCTTGAGGAACGGCGACAAGAAATCCTGCTGCGCTTCCAGTGAAAGCCCTGCGAGTGCGCCACCAGCGATTGCGTCAACAATGCCCTGGATTAGGTTGTCTTTATTTGCCATGACTTAGAACACCTCCCCGCGATTCATAAATGGGAGACTACCCATCATCTGGCGTAAAAGTTGAGGGTCTGTCGTTTGCGGGCCGGGAGTTTGGCCCTGCAAGCCCATGAAGAGGGACTGCATCGCGCCCATCGGAGCGAACGAGCTAACCCCTTCAGTGCCCATGAAGCCTCCTGTAACAGCCGTCTTCAAGCCTCCCAGCACCTCAGATCCAGCGGCCATTTGTCCTGCGGTAAGTGCTGCTTCCCCGCCCTCGGTGGCTGCGGCTTCTGCACCACCAAGCAACCCGGCCAACCCAGGACCACCCGCAAACGCTGCCAACGCACCGCCAGCAACACTCGCCAACATATTGCCCTTCTGCTGCTCTTCTTGCATCCGAAGTTGCTCCATGAACTGCTGGTGTTGGAGGTTGGTCTGGTAACGCTGCTCTTCAAGTTGGGCTACTTGCCCTCGGAGACTTGCTTGAAGCTCCATAGTCGCCCGCATCCGCTCAACTCGTTGGGCCTGGGCTTGCATCGAGGCTTGCCCTAGCGCCTGAAGCTGGGCCAACGCCGTCATACCAACCTGAGCCGCGCCAGTCATCCCGGCTGCTTGCTCTGTGGTTTCGACGGCAGCTTGGCTCTGCTCGCGGGCAGCCTTCATCAAGGCTTGCTCGATGATCGGGTTACGCAGTTCGCCCTGAGTTTCTAGGCGCTCTGCCATCGCTTGGAGTTGCATCGCCCCAGCGCTAGTAGCCATCGTAGGAATCTTTCTAACCATCTTTACGGCTCAACAACAACAGTGAACTCCTCACCCTTGGCAGCACTGGTGGGAGTAACGGACAACTTGCCCCCGGCCCAGCGAGCATCGCCGGAACCCGAGACAACGCGGCGGGGCGGCCCGCCAAACGGTGGGGCAACCTCGACGGGAACCCCTGCGCCCTTGGAGCGGGCACGAAGGACAACGCCCTCATCGACGCTCGACCCGTGGTAGGGCAGACCGTCGCGGAGCTTGTCGGGCGGACTATGACGCTTGCTGCTCAACTTTCACCTCAACCTCTGCGTGTCCAAGGGATGCGCTCTGTGCAGTACGGTTACGCACAACAGCGCGAACATATCGACCCCGACCGCCCGTGCCCGTAGACTCGTAGGCAGTGCCGAGATCCGTGAATGACAGCCCTGTGCGGTTTGAACGGTCGCCAGGGGTGTCGGTTCCGGCCAACGAGTAGTCGAAGCTGCCGGAAGTTACATCGGTGAACAGGGACAGGTCGCTGTTGCGCGAGCCAACCGCGAACCACCCGGTGTCCACCATCATGCCCGTTTGACCAACACCGTAGTAGATGGTGCAGTTACCGGACAGCCCTGAAAGGTCAGCGGTCACGGTGACGGTCGGGCTAGAGTATGAAGTGAAGTCGCCAACGGCCTCGTTGCCACTGTCATCCACAACAAGCACTCGGGTTCCGGCCACCGCGTTCGGGTTGGTGTCGTCCGGGATAAGGGTGATTGTGCTGTTGCTGGCCTTCGTACCAGTGGAAGTCGCCACCGTGTTGGCCGCAACATCGTCGCCGTAAACCGCGCTACCCTTGGAGTACGAGCCGACTTGGTGGACAACTAAGTAGTCCGAACCCTGGTCGCCAACACCGAGGGCATCACGCTCCTCGATTGACCACGCCTGGGTCGGGAAGTGGAAGCGCAGCACTTGGTCGCTCTGCTCGTCAATGACCAACAGGCTCGACAGCGCACCGACCACCGCGACACGGCCCTGGGTGGGCAGGATGTCGTGGACGGGCTGGCTGAACTGATCGTCGTAGCCACCATCTTGGCCGACGCGCCACAGTTTGCCGTTCCCCAGGGCGTATGCGATGCCGCCGTGAACCGCAATGCACCGGGCAGATTGCGCTCCAGTGCCGGGGCCAAGGTCGAACGGGCGGGGCTGCGACGGTGCGCCGCTCAACATGGTCGCCCACGACTTGCCGCAGACCAACAAGCTCGACCCGATTTCAACAGCGCCAACGATGTCGGAGCCGCTGCCGGAGGTCGGCACTGCGTAGGATGCCCACGACGGGAACGACTCCCAACCGTAGGGACCGCGCTCAGAGAAGTAGAGGGTGTTGCCCCGGAACAGAGCCAGTTGGTTCTGCCAGATGCACACGCCGTTGGGCTTCTCTACCGTAAACCCTTCGCCGCCCTCGGGGGCTTCGTAACCAAGGGTATCGTCGGGAACGATGTCGATGTAGGAGGTGTCCCCAGCAGGGATGCGAGCGAGGAAATACGCGGGTTGGCCCTGCACCAACTCCAGCGCTTGCTCGATCTCCAGCTTGCTGTCTTGATCCTGAACGATGAACCCCTCGGTGCGGAAGACTTGCACTGCGGTGATCCAAGGGTACGGCGGCTTGGGGATGCCGATGGCCGGAGCAGGGTCGGTTTCGGAACCGCCTTCCCCTGCGCGGGTGTCGATAAGCTCTGCGTTAGTGCTGATGTAGTCTTCGCTGTTGAGGAAGCAGAGCGGGTGCAAGTTGTAGTTGTTCCCGCTGTCGAGATCCGAGGGCTGGAAGCGAGCATAGATGTACATATTGCTCACTTCGGATTCCGCGACACGCCCTGTCAGGTAGTCGAACGCCTCAGTCAGGGTGTCATCGTAGCGGTCGGTTTTCCAGACGCGGAACTCACCGATGTTTACTTCGCCGTCGTTGACAGCCGCAGGGCTGTAGTTAAAGCCGCCAAGGTAGCAGACAAGGTTCTGCGTGTTGATTACGATGTCAGTGTCGTACCTGTTAAGTGGCGTATCAAAGAACTTGTTGCCGTTCACATACAGGTTATTCACGGTCAGTCGCAAGGCACTGGCGCTGACGGCGCTGAAGTTGACCGTCGTAGTGAACCAGTTAAAGTTCTTCGGGTCGATGTCCACACCACCAGGGCCAAGCAACTGCGTCACCGTACCCGGAGAGGTGTCATCCCAGGGCTTCTTGGCGATGATGAACGATGCGTCGTTGGTACTGACGATGATCGAGCCGTTGTTTACGCTAGATGCGTAGATCCTGTACTGGGCGGCCTCGACATCCTGGATACCGCTGTCAGTCATTACTACACCGTCGTATTCGGTGGGGCTGCCCTTTACCTGAGTCGTGGCAGCGCTGGGAGGGTTTTTGTCCCCACTAGCAGTGCCACTTCCATCATCCTCGTCCTGTTTAAAGGTTTTCCAATAAACCGTAGCAGCCTTGTCAAAGAACTGCTTGGGATTTGCGGACGGGTCTTGGTCAAATACGCCGACATCAGACTTAACTCGGTCGGTCAGCGCACCGTCTACCGCAGCAAAACGCTTGTTGGCTTCCGCTTGCAGAGTTGCGGTGGGCCATGCCCTCGACCACGCACGGGCGTGGAAGAAGGTAGCGTCCCTGTCCATGTTGTGGATTCTTCGGGCCTCTCTGCCAGACGCCCCTGTACCATAAGTTTTTGTGCCGTAGGTTCCGTTACTCCAACCCGTGGCAGGAAGCGCCGCGATCTGCTCAAAGTCGGTCTTTACACCGAATGCGTTAAAGGCATACACGCGGGTAGGTGCGTTGTAACCTTCAAAGAACCCGACCAACTCGCCGCCGCTAAACTCCGTCCAGGTCGATCCGTTCCAAACATTGACAATCAGATCGTCGCCGTCGCGGACTGCCGTGACCGTGTACTCGGTTCCATCTACCCAAAGGCTACTGTCATCCCCCTCAGTGCCAGAGTTGTTGAAGATGAGGTACTTGTAGCGACTGTCTTTATCCCCAACTGCGCGAGCGGCAACCATGCGAGGCGCACTGGTGGCGTAGGCGCTGTCGATGCTGAGGAACAGCATGAACGAGCGCGTCTTGCCTCCACCTGACTGCGTTCCAAGGGAGAAGATGCCCTGGTTGTTTTCGCCAAGGGTGTTTTCGTTGAGGTTGCTAATGTCGAGCTTAAAGGAGCATTGCAGCGCGAAGTCGCTGTTGGGGTCAATGTCGATCTCCGTGTCGCTCTGGATGCCAAAGCTGTTGACATCCGTAAAGTCGCCAGTTACACCTCGGTCAAATACGGTTTCCTCAAGGTCTTCAAAGTCGGGGAAGGCCAAGAAGGACTCGACACTAAGATCCTCGTTACTGCCGCTGACGATGTCTCCGTGGATTGCGTCCGCCGTGTCGGTGATGGAGAAGTACTCTTGGCTACCGCTAGACTCGTCGGTCTTACCGTAGGACTCACCAAGCTCTCGGTTCTCGTCGGCAGCATCGCCCGAACCCACCAGCACTCCAGTGTTGGAAAATGCGGTCAGGGGCTTCAGGCGCTTCATCGGCCCGTAAGTTCCATCTTGGGACTGGTAGCGGTAGCCGTATTGGTACACACCATCCAGCGCCCCAGCGCCAACATTACGACAAGATACTTCCGACCCAGGCTCTGGGATGCCAAGCGGTCGGATTTGCGACAACTCCGAGTTCAGGACATGAACATAGTCGCCGCTGTGGATGTACGCCCTGTCGCCAGCACGGACACTCGATGCGTCTGATGTGATGGGGGCGGCGTACTTGCCCGTGTATCCGACCGCAGAGGGGCCAAGCACGACCTCCTGCTGCACGGCTTGGAAGTCTTGGTCATCAAGAGGGCCATCCGTGTAGAGCGGCTGGCCTTCGGTCGTGGCATGGGAAATCTGCTCCAGCGCCACGCGGTTTGGCCCCTTGTCCCGCAGCGTGTCTGCGGAAAAGTCCAGATCAACAACAGGCGCGGCTGCCGTAGTAGAGCTAGTTTTGGCCGCGTAGTCGTAGAACTGGAAGGTGGTCAGCGATCCGTGGTAGTGTTTGTCCGCAGTCGGATCTTCGTCGTTACCAATGTACAGATCGGGGATGCGCTCAAGCTCAAGGCGCGGAACCTCGCTGATGGCACTGGTGACAACAGCCTCGCCGTCCACCGAGATGAATACATTCGTGCCGTCAACCCCGCAGAAAATCTCGTAGCTACTGCCCTTGGTGAGAGTCTGGGCGCTGTTGACTTCCACATCACCGTACTTGAACTTGGCAACACCAGCATCCAGCCGAAGGTAGGCCAGCGGGGTATCAGATCCAAAGTCGATGATCGTACTGGTGAGACCGAGGAACTCGACCGTTCCAGCTACACGGAACGCAAAAGTCTTTGAGCCAACCTCCTCGGTTTGCGTCTGGAAGTAACGCTCAAAGATCGAGCGGAACGGTACGCGAACTGCGCCGCCAAAACCGCTAAAGTTTACCGCGCTGCCGAGTAGCTGCGGGGGCGACGGATGGAGGTAGACATTGTAACTGGCGCTGGCGGGGCTGAACGCCGTGCCGCCAATGTCAGAGGGGAGAATGCTAAAGCTCGACCCAGGGCTTCGGTCGCCGTAGACAGCAGTAGTGACAACCGATCCGAAGATGTGGAAGTTGTCGAGGACGGGCGCAGTGCCCTTGCCCTTGTTGGTTGCCTTGTGGCTACCCAGCAGTTCTACCTGACACTCATCCATACCCGTCAGGGTTGCAGCGGACACATCGACCGTAGCACTGGAGGTGTCAACATTCAGGGTAATCGTGTTGCCCGACCGAGTAATCAGAAAGTCTACATCATCTCCAGGAGTGACGGTCAGTTGAGACGGGGTGGTCGCCGCGTAGGTACCGCTGCTGTTATCCGTAACAACTAGGTTGATCTGGTAGTCCGAACCGCTACGATCCAGGTAGATATGGATGGAGTTATCCGCGTCAGCCGAAGAAGTTGCACCGGCAAACACAAGCGTCCAGTATTCGCTGGCGGTCGTGTCGAGGATATCTCCGACATTAGCACTGAAGGCAATCGACCAGTTGCCCGTCAGGTCGAACTCGTTGTCGATAACTACACGCGCACCCTCTTGCTCTGCGACAAAGCCAAGCGCAGTGCTAAACCGTGCTTGGCGAGTCGATCCCGTGCGGCGAGAAAGTTCCTCTGCATCGGGGTCAACCTCTCGGCGTTCGTAGGCAACACCCTCCCCTGCCCCGTGAGCCGATGCCCTGCGGTGCATCGGGAGTTGGTCGATGCGGAGGCGTGGGTTAGGCATTAAATGTCACCAATCGGCGTGGACGGCATCTCGCCAGGAGTCGTGTTACCAGTAGAAGTATCAGAGTATTCGTCGCCCTGATACCCGCCATCAAAGTTGTCACCATACGGCGTGTCGTTGTAGCAGTTCCACAGACGAACTCGACGCTCGTAAGGCCGCTCAGGAAATGCTGGGGTGTATTTTGCCCTGTCGTAGTAAACGATGTTGATGATTACTTCGACATTATTGTCCGGGGATACGATCTCAGCAAATACACCGTTGCGGAAGTACATTCCAGCAAAGCACTCCGGGGTGTACGCCGTGCTGCCAACAGCCATTCCGACTGTTAACTGCCAAACATTCTCGTCAGCGTCTCCGTCTGGAGTACCAGCATCAGGTTCAGCGCTAGTAAAGAACCGAACAGTAGCACTCTCCACTTCCGTCGAAGTGTGGATCATGACTTCTATGAAATCAACATGACAAGAGTCACGAATAAGTTGGTAACGCTTACCCGCAGCCCTTGTTCCCGTCCAGGTGAGCTTGTCCTCTGGATGCGGGGTAAGATCGCAACAGCAGTTAGTGTCTCCGGCCACGGCCCCTCAGCGAATCACGGACAATCGGTTGGGTACTGCCGTGGTTGAGGCCAGTCTCAGCATCCTTGACGCTCTGGCGGCTTGCCTCAAGTTCGGCAGGACTAACTCCGCCAACTTGCCAAGAACGCCAACAAGCGATTGCTCGCTCCATGATGGCTTCCAGGGCACTGGCGGGGAACGGAAGATCGGTTTCAGTAGTCAGGCTGTCCCAGGCGAACGACTGCACCACAGCCAACCGGGTGGCACTGTCGGGCGCGGGCCACAACCCAACGACTAGCTCCGAGTTGTCACGGTCGTAGGTGATCTCGTAACCCTTCGGAGTGCCCTGGTTGAAACCATAACGAGCAAACCCGCTAGGCTCATGGGCAAGGGCGTGATCGTTGGTCAGGTCAAAGACCCGAAGCACTGGGCCGGTGTTGGGAAGCTCGACCGTGCGGTGGATGACCGTGACGGTAGTAGCATCTGCAATCTGATCCTTGATGGGCGCTCCAACATCAATGGCACTGCCGCTGATGGAGAACACCGTGTAGATGTCGCTACCGATCTTCAGGAGATCCCCGGAGCGAGTCCCTGTGGGGATTGCGTCCAGGGTGATGGTGGCGGTGTTGGCACTATGGCCCGCAGCCGCTACCGCATCACTGCTTTGACCGTAGGTTTCGGCAGTGATAAGAGAGTGGGCAAGGCCAGGGATGCCGTCAGCGACAGCCCTGGCGATGCCCGCGTACAGTGCCTCTTCGACGCGCTCCGTCTCGCGCTGCGAAGGAGAAGTGATCCCCAGACGCTTGTAGAGATTGTCACGAATCGTAGAGACAAGTACCATGCTTAGAGAGTCCAGCCCTTAATCAGGAAGTGGGAGCGGCGACCGTTATCGAGCGAGTAGCAGCTACGGTATTCCAGGCGCTTGAAGAAGTTGGTCAGCGTCGGATGCGGAGCCATCTCCGACTTCTGCTGAATCCAGCCCGCATCTGCACCAACGCCCGTAGTTTGACCCACAAGGTTCCAACGCAGGGAGTTCAGGTTCAGGCCCATGACAGGGTGAACCGCAGCAGGGCTACCAACGGTCAGATCCCACTGGTTATCCGCATCAAGGTGACGGCTGTAGTCAACCAGCACCGAGCCAAACGGAATCTCAGTGTTCGGGCCAACGCCCATGTCACGGATCAGGGTGTCGTTGATCGTACCCTTGGAGCGGAGAGCCTCAAGGAACTTGCTGTACCAGTCGATGGTCGAGAGGATGTCAGTCGGACGCTCCATACCACCAAAGTCCGTGCGAATAATCGCTTCTTGAACATCCGCAAGGAACTGATCGAGTTCGGCTGAGGTGGAGGGTGCGGCGTTCGAAGCGGTAAACAACTGGGCTTCCCAATCAGTATCATCGTTGGGCGCAATGCCAGCGAAAGTTTGGCCACGACTGCCAGTATCCCGGCCACTATCGAACAGACCAAGCATCGACATCGAGCCGAAGTCTGCGTAAGTAGAAGTGCCACCACGGTTGAAGAAGTCGTTGTCACCGCGATACGGAGCCAGCGGGTTCAGGTCGCCACCAGCAGTCAGGTCGGTTTGACCCAGCAGCAGCAGAGCTTCCTCTTCCGCGTAAGTTTCCATTGCCATGCGCTGTGCAAGGTAGGCAATGTCACTCATGGCGAGTTGGCTATCGCGACCGATGATCGACTGAGGAACATTGAAGTTCTTCGTCTTGGTCACGATGTCGAACAGCGCCTTGGTCAGAACCTCGTTCTGGGTGGCAGTAAGAGTAGTACCCGAAGTCGGAGTACCACTGTACTGGTCGCCAAGGTTAGCTTCCCAAGCGGAGGCATCCGTGCTGTACATGACCGGGTGTTCAACGCGCTCTGCGTCGTTCACGCGGAAAATGCGGCCACGCTTTGCCAGCTTGCCCAGGAGTTTTTCGCCGCCCTCGTTGACGAGGTTGGCAGGGTTACCGCTGATGGTATCAATGGCCGAGGTGACCAGAGTGTCCAGTTCGCGGGTGTCAGAAACAGGAAAAGCCATTTGTCTTAATCCTCCTTAAGGATTACAGGGAGTTGTTAGCGCTTTCGCATCGCCTCGGCCATCGCTTGCTCCATCTTCTCTCGGACATTGTATGGGGTCACACCTTCGGTATTAACCTTCTCGGCTCGACCGTGTACACCAAGTCCAGGAAAAGTAACTTCCTCCTTAGCCTCTCCCACACCAGCCGCCGCAACGAAACCTTTAATCATGTTCTCGTTGAAGAGTGCTTGGTGAGAGATCGCCCCAGACTGTAGCCCTTCGGCAATGATGGCTTCCACCTTCTTGTAGTTCTCGGAGCCAACAGGCGCTCCAAGGCTTCCGAGGGTGAGATCCAGTTGCCGCTGGGCCTCAGCGACTTGACGCTCCAAGCGAATAGCCTCGTCTACCTGAGCTTTCACATCGTCTTGAGAAAGCACTGGGGTGGATTTGGCGCGTTCGCGTTCGGCAGCAAGCGCTTCGTTCACAGCGCGGGATGCTTTAGATTCTGCAAGTGCTTCGACTTGCTTGAGTTGCTCTGGCGTGAGTTGCTCTGAAAGCGTTTGAGTGATTTCGGCTGCCTTCTTAGGGGCTGCCTTAATACCCTCCTCGACTGCATCCTTGAGGCTTACCGCTTGCGGCTCCTCGACAGGGGCTTGGTTCTGGGGGGCTGCTTCGGCAACAGGCGCTGCCTCGGCGGGGGTGTTGTTTTCTTCGGTCATGGCTTACCTTTCGGCTCCACTTTAAAACCAGGGCTTACCGGGATGGCTCCCTGGGTGATTGTTAGTCCCAGCTACCGTTATTCCCTTGGTAGAACTTAGGGTTACTAGCGGTGGGACGGTGCGTGTCCGGGTCAAGGTGTCGCGCACGGCAAGCAGCCTTGTAATCGGACATCGAGTTGACCTCCTTACGCAGGGGGTCACTGGGGTGCAACTGGAACATCTCAAACGACTCCCAGTCCCCAGTACCTGTCTTCGTGTAGTTTCGGCGCTCCGGCATCGGTTCGCCACAGTCATAGCAGCACCAGTCAGTGCTTTTGCCGCCACCGATTCCTGAGCCACACTTAGTGCATCCAAGGACATTAGTTCGGTAAATGACTTCGCTATTAGGCATCGAGGACAGTAAAAGGTTAAAACTGAGTCAAAGTAGAGGGATCAGAGAAAGGAGTCTGCCCTCCCTGGAGAGCGGCAAGAATGTCGTTAGACGGCTGACCGTTGGCGTTGAAGCCGCTTAGTGGCGATTGCGGAATCGCTTGACCCATTGCGGGACGCTGCGAAGCAAACTCTTGATGCTTTTGAAGAGCGGCTTGGATTTCTTGCACAGGGACACTAGCGACCGCGTTAGTAGCGGCAATAGCGATTTCACGCTGATAAGCACTGATGTAAGTTTCGTGATCATCTTCAGGGTAGACCGGGATTTCGATGGTGATGCCGTAGATGAAGTTGCGAATGCGCTCCAGCGGGCCGCCACGATCCGGCGGCAACTTCAGACGATCCGCAGCCTCGACATTGCCGTAAGCCATCAGCGCTTTCCGCGCCTCCGAAACAATGATCTCCGGGGTAATCAAGTCCGGCGCTTGTTGGCGCAAGTTAGCGAGCAGAGTGAGGGAGGCACTGTGGGTTTCCAGTTGCCCCTGCTTGGAGAGGTTGCCAAGCTCGACGGCCTCGACGCGGAACGCCATCCGGGCGACCTTTGCATCAGGCACTTCGATGACCTCGATGAGTTCGCTGCGCGTCGGGAACTTGACCGACTTACCGTAGGCATCGCGCTGGAAGGCAAACGACGCACAGGCAGCCGCGCTAAAGAGGTCAGCCATCACCGACAAGCGGTCCCGCGAACGGCGTGACCCGGCTTGCGCCAGGATGGATGCTTCCGCCGCCGACTTGCGCGGGCCTTGCTGCAAGCCAAGATTCATGCGCGATGCGCCAACCACCTCGTCCAGCAGCATCATGTGCGTCTGGAGGGCCGTCACAAGCTCACCAAGGGCACTGGTGCGCTCGACGGGGCGCATTTTGTGTGAGACACCGTTGTCCCGTTCAAACGAGTTGGTGGCCTGGGAGGTGTCTACAGCGAGGTAGAGTTCGTTGCCCGAGGGGTTCGTGGCAACGGTCGCAATGTGATCCGGGTCGAACGCCTCCTTGTCGTAGAGGACGATGTTGTTGATCCGGCCAACTTCCTTCTCGATCTGCCGGATGTCGGCATGAATCGAGCGGATGACGGGAATCCACGACGCGCACTCGGGGGGTGCAATATATTCGCCTGGGGCGGGGTCGAGGAAGCTGTCGATGTACAGCGGACAGGCGGGGAGATCCACCGTGCCGCAATACTCGCCCAGAGGCTTCTTCTCTAGCTCTGGGGCGTTACCAACCGAATAGGCTTGCGGGTCTTTGCGACCTTCGCCCATGTTGATGAACACCGACATGGGGCAGCCCTTGCCCTCGTACTCAAAACCTTCGTGGAATACTTCGGTCTTAGTCACGATGTCCCAAGGCTTTAGGTTGCCCCGGTAGCTCTCCGGGTACATCTCCTTGGGGATGTCCTTCCACTGGCACTGGTAGGTGTGGTACTTGAAGCGCTTGTGCTGCGGCTCGTAACCACAGTGCGACGAGGGGATCGCCAGCCACTTGATGCGACTCTCTAGGTGGGGATGGTTCTTGTCTACGACCACCTTCATACCGAGGTGGGAGCCTAGAAGACCATAGAGAGCCGCATCACGCGATGCTTGCTTCAGGTTGCCGTTCCGCGTAGACCATGCCATCAGCTTGTTTTGCTGCTCGACAAGGTGCGCGGCTTCAGCTACCAGAGGCTCACAATGAAACGAGGGAACTGCCGGGACAAGCTCTGTGACCAACTGCCGAGCGCGGGACTGGAAGAGGTTGGCCCCGATCTGCGGGTAGTTCCAGTTGGAGGAGACCCGCTCAGGGTCTACAGTTGGCATAAACGGCGCACCTTCAAGGGGAAGTTGTGCGCCAGAGGAGGGATCTCGACCCGTGTAAAGATCGTTAATGAGACGCGCAGTACCTGTGGTAACGCCTTCAAACGAGGTCTGCGCCTCAACCACTAGCTGAGAAAGGGCGCTAGACTGCTCTGGGGAGAGTTTTACCACGAAGACGAGTTAGTGCGGGGCTGCCGGTACGCGACGGACGATGGATCGGCAGCCGGATTGTAGTACGGCGCGTCACTTTTTTCCAGAGAAATCCCAGGAATCGCGCCGCGCCGCATGATGTGGTTGGTCAGCAGCGCAAGAGCGTCTGGGATGTCATCGGATTCGCTCTTGGGGAACTCGGCCAATCTTTTGAGAAGAATGTCCCGGCCAGGAAAATCTCGCAGCACTCTAATACGCCCCTCCTTGAAACCCAGTTGGATTCCCTGGAGTCGTTGCGCCTTGTTGGATTTTGTGCCAATCTTGGCCGGGACAATCGCTACTTTGTCTTCCCGCGTCCAGTGTTTCTGGTGGAACCACGGGATGAGTGCCCCCGCGCTGCCCGTGTCCTCGACCCAGATGGCATTGAGGCGAAGGCGCTGGTGGATGTCCTCGACAAGATCCATGCACTCGCCGGGTGGCCCCTTGATTTCGTGGGCCTCGATGGGGAAGAAGTAGTTGGTGTCCCGAGGGACATCTGCCAGCCCTGGGATTTTGAGCGCGGGGTTGCTGGCGCAAGCGTTGAGGATGTGTCCCGCAGTGCTGACATGGACAACCACGATGCCGTTCCAGTCGCCCGATTTCGCGTCGGCGCGGCTGGTGGGGTCCCAGAGGAGTACGCGCTTGCCCTCGGGGAGTTGGTCGATGCTGCTGACCTTTTGCTCCGCGACCTGAAACATTGCGTCAGTGAACAACGCATTTGCGGCGGCCACGGGCTTGCAGAGGTACTGCTGTGCCCAGAACTCGTAGTCATCGATGAGGGATTCCGCCTCAATGAGTTCGGGGGCAGTCATGTAGCTGGGGCAGAGGGGGTACGCCCCTTCCGGCCCTGGTCCTTTGCCGTCAAGAAGGCCGTGGCCCTGGTTTACGCCGTCCCAGCAACCGAAGCGCAGTTGGCTGTACTCCGGGTTGCGCCCGAGCCACGCTACAACATCCTCAAAGGCCCAGGGGGTTCCGATGTGCCGGATCGCGCCATCTTGGGGGTCGCGGAGGATCGGCTCTAGTTGTTTGATGGCATGGATGACCTTCTCCCTTTGGACGGGGGTGGTGCTGTTCTTCTCGTTGCTGGGGTCATCCACGAAGATGTCCGTGGGGTGCTTGCCCGCCTTGTTACTGCCGATGGACGAGGGGAAGAAGCAAGGTTCGCGCCCAGTGCCCGTCCGCCCTGCGAGGTTGAACGACGCGGGAGGAGACCCGGCGGCTGCCTTGACGGGCGTAAGCTCGGGGAAGCACTCGCGGAACGGGACCATCAGCCCTGGGAGAAGCTCGATCTCGCCCTCGGTGATGGCCTTTAGTTCGCCAAGGATTTCGCAAGCAAGCTGGGTCGAGGCGCTCATGTACATGATGCGCTTGTCCATGTGCCGCCATTTGGACCACAGCGCGATGTCCATGAAGATGGTGGTCTTGCCGTGGTTTCGGCTTACGACGGTGCTGGTGCGGTTGCTGCTGAGGGCGTGGGCCGCAATATCCCGATGCAACTGGGAATACTGCTTCCTGCGTGTGCCGTCCGTCTGGAGGACACCCCTGTGCCACATTGAGCCGAACTCGACGGGGCACTCCCAGAGTTGGAGGATGCGATCCTGTAGCTCCTGGGAGCGGTCGAGGTCGTGGCGGTTAAATGCCACGACGCTGGTGGGTCTTAGTGCTCATTAGACCGTCAGCTTGGTTGAGTGCCCGGTGTCGAGTCGCATGATCTCGGCCATCTTGTAGGTTCCGTCAGCAACTTGCGCCTTTGCATCGGCCAGCGTGAAGTAGAGTGCCCAATGCCCGTCCTCATCGTCGGGGTTCACCAAGACGAAGTGACACTTGGACGGCGTTCGACCACCTTGAGAGAAGATCTGAGTCCATCGCCAGAACATCCGGCGATACCACTCTTGCCACTCAGGGGCGGTGTACTCCTGAATCATGGTGCGGAACCACGCTAGGCCGTCTGCCGTTTCGCCGCCGCCGAAGTGGCGGACGAAGTGGTGGTTCCCCTCGTAGCCGATGATCTCGCTGTCCGGCCACGCCGCGTGAATGCGGTTGTAGCACGCTGTCCACGAATCGTTCTCCGCCGCGTTGGTGTGGTAGGTGTCGATGTAGTAGTACAGGTAGTCGTACAGCTTTGAGATGTCGGGATCCCAGTTGATCGCGTTCTGAGTTGTGCCAGGAACGGGGTTGGAATCATCCTTCGCGCCGTTGCTCGACCAGAGCGGCTCTGCAGTAGGCTGAACGCCAACATAGAAGGTCACACCGATTGAGGTGTGGTGATCCTTAACACGCTCCGTGCTGGTGCTGTCGAACGGCTCCGAGACATTGCAGTTGAGGATATCGTTCTGCGCTGCATTACCCCCGGTTTGGACTTCGACCACCGCCGACCAGTCGAGGCCAGCAGCATCCATGATTGCTTTTCCGATCTTCATGGCTTGGGTCGAACGGAACGCGCCGTAATACCAGAGCGGGTATGGGTCACGGAAGAAGCGGCTGGTATAGGTGACATTGGCATCACCCTCGTCCGGCCCAATCGTGCTGTCTTCCCAGGTGTCATCTACCGCCGTGACCGTCTCCGGCAAGCCGAGCGTCACCGACTGCGAGTTAGTCCAGGTGTCCGGGTCACTCGTGGAGGTTGCGACCTCCCAGTTTCCAGAGGTCTGGTTGTGGTACAGCACATAGGTCGTGCCCCCGCTCTCGCGCTTGAACACATGGAAGGCAGCGTTGGTCGTATCAAACCCGCCCGGTGCGACTTCACCGTTGTTCGACTGGAAGTAATCCCCGTTGAAGTTCGAGTCGGCCATGCTGCCGAGCGTGACATAGCGCGTGGATGCGTCGTGCAGCAGCCCTTGGGCCTGACACCATTGACCCTGCTGGAAGCCTGTGTTCCAGAACTCGTTTGTCCACTCGATCATCGGGTGGCCGTAAGACCAGTCCCAGTTGTCTCGGATGTATTCGAAGAACGCGGTGATGGAGGCATCGTCGTACTCATGGGGGATGCACACCCAGGGGCGGATGCCGACCTGTTTTGCGATCTCAAGACAGACCGTTAGAGGCGCACCCGCCGGGGCGTGACGACCAGCACCGCCGTTATACGCACCGTGCGCGAAGGTGCGGTAGGTGGTCGGCTTACGGTCTGCCCACGAGCTATTCGTCGCTTGCTGATTCGTCGCCTGGAAGTTCATCATGCGGAGGTAATCGAACTCAGAGTAAGCGTCGATGTAATCCTGCCGGATGAAGTTCGCTTCGCCGTATCCGCAAGTCCCCTCCATCGACAATGGCTCAAAGCGCACATTGACAATCGGGTCTGCCGCGTAGTTGGCCGTTCCCCATGCGTCGATATCAGCCACATCGATTCGGAGGGGTCTGGCGATTGTGAAGTCGGACTCCGTTACCGCGTACACGCGCCGCTGCGCCTCATCGACGGTCGGGGTCATTCCATTTATCTTCGGTTTGACCGTGCCGTTGCCGCCACCTTCCCAGGTCAGTACCCAATCAATGCCCCACGGGAATTCATCTTGGATTTCAGACCAGCAATACCATTCAATCCAGTTCGTCGCCGTGCCGTAGTCCAGGGGGTAGCCGTCCGAGTTGAGGGTTCCGGCGAACGGGCTGGTAGACCCGTCTGTACGGATGTTGTCCTCGGACTGGTACATCAAGTTCCAGTACGGGTTCCCTCGGGTCCAGTAGTTAGTAGAGGTTGTGTTGATACCGTCCGCCGCAAGGCCACCCTTGCGAAGGTCACTTTTTCCGAAAGGGATGAGTGCCATTAGTTAGCAGGTTTGACTTTAATGCGAATCGAGATCGAGTGAGTCCCGAGTGATGGAGGGTTGCCAGTTTCGCGAACTTCTAGGTTGATGAGGTCGCCCCTTGTCACTTCTAGGTTGGCTGCCGTGCCGTTTACTGCGCCGAGGTCTACCCAAGTCTTCCAGGTTGGGTCGGTCGTCATGTCGTAGGGGGCTGCGAGGATAGATCGGTCGGACTCAGAGGCATTCTGAATATCGAAGGTCCAGTAGTTCGAAGCGTCCGATCCTGACAGATACTTTGCAGCGCTGAACTCGACAGACTCGACCGTTCCGGTGGCTTGACCAACGAACCAGTTGTCAAGTCGTTGTGAGTTGGACAGGCCCCAGACTACGCCGTAGATCCAGTAACGCCCTTGAACGCGCTCGATGTTGACCCGCAGTACGCCGTTAGAGGCATGGCTGTAGATCACCTGACCGATGCGGTAGACGAACTCCTCGTCGGGTCGCGTTGCAACTAGTGCGCCAGCAGTCGTGTCGAGGTAAACATTGTCGCCAGCAGTAAAGGCTGAGGTGTCCATGCCGTCAACGATGCCGCTCATCACGACATCCCCCGCAGTCGAGTCCGTGATGGAAGCGTTGGCGACACCGATGGGCGGCAGTGCCGCACTCGCGTCTGCGTCCGCAAGCTCGACAGTCGGCTTGTCCGTGTCGTAGCCAGCGACATAGACCACCTGACCCTTGTTGATCGTGCCAGCGGTGTTTTTCTCGACACTGAGGACACTGACATCAGTGCCGCCTCCCGCCGCGTTGAGTACATGGTCCGTACCAGCATCGTCCGTGAAGACAGGAACGCAGGGCGTGTCGTTGCGGACCCAGAACTCGCCCTTGCCAGCGGCAGGGGTGTTCGTGTGGTCGGCTGACTCGGTGACGAGGAGTCCACCCGTGCTGTGCAGTTCGTCGATGTAAGCCTGAGCAAAGCGGGTCGCGTCAGCACCAAGGTCGCGGGTTCCGTCCGCGTCGGGCACGATGTCAGCGTCTACCACATCGCTCCAGAGGTCGCCACCGCCGCCATTGACTTGCAGGAAGTCAGCAGCGTTGACCGTGTCGATGCCGATGTAGATGTTCTCGTTGGTCGTGTCGAGGAAGAGTTGGCCCACGAAGTCCGGGGCGACGGCAGGGGCCGCCGTTCCCGTCTTGGTGAGGGCGATGGGCTTCCAGACTGCGGCGGTCGCAGTCGCGTCTACACAGATCCAGGAGGTGTCATCTGTGGTGTTCGTCCAGAGGTCGTTGACCGCATAACCGCTGGCAGAGTCATCGTTAACGGTAGGATCAACCGTAGTTGCGATACGCTTTTGCGGGACGATGCCCAGGTCGCTGAAGCCCTGAGTAACGATGTCCTCGTGCGAGCATTGTTGAAGAGTTCCGTCGCTGTCCCAATACAGGAAGCGGTCAGCAGTAGCTCCCTGAGCGTCAGTCAGGCCACCGATCAGGCTGCGAAGGTTGGCGATGGTGAGCGACACCAGCGCACTCACATCGACACCATCGACATCCCCGACATTGGTGATGTCGAAGCCGCCCATGTTCAGGGCAGCAGTCATCAGTCGAGTGCCGTCGTGTCGGAAATACTGAGTGTGGTCATCGTCGGCTAGTCCAGTCAACGCTCCATGGTCAGACACGCCACCACCACCACCATCAATCTGCGTCCAGACAGCCGCGCCCGTCGTAATGTCTTGACAGATCCAGGAGTTGTCGGTCGTGGTGTTGGTCCACAGGTCGTTAACCGCATAGCCACTAGCGGAATCATCGTTCACGGTAGGATCCACCGTGGTTGAGATCCTCTTCTGCGGCACAATCCCCATATCGCTGTGAGCCTGAGTGACGATGTCCTCATGGGAGCATTGCTGGAGAGTTCCGTCCGCGTCCCAATAGACGAAGCGGTCAGCCGTCGCGCCCTGCGTGTCCGTCAAACCGCCGATTACGGAGCGAAGGTTGGCGATGGTCAGCGAGACGAGGGCACTGATGTCCACACCATCGACATCACCGATGTTCGTGATTGCGAAGCCGCCGCCATCCAGGTCGCCGCCGAGGGTGGGGGAGGTGTCATCGCTGACCGAGGTGATGCCCTGGGGGAGGTTGCTCGTCTGCTTCCAGTCGCTGCTGCTGGCAGTGCCCACCGCCATGTAGCTCTGGTCGTTGGTCGTGTCGATGTAGATGTCGCCCTCGGCACTGGGGGTGCTGGTCGGCGCACCCGAGCCAGTGCTGACCGAAGCGCCGCCGCCAGACGCATCGATTTGCTCCCAGTCCGCGTTGGTCGTGTTCGTGGCGATCCAGGCGTTCTCCCCGCTGGTGTCGATGTAGATGTGGCCGACGCGCTGGGGTGTGACCGCGCCTACGGGAGTGCCCGTACCCGTGGTGAAGTAGGGGTACTGGGTGTGATCGTCATCGGTGAGACCCTGGATGCCACCATGGTCAACAATCAGGTTGAAGAACGAACTGGAGCCTGGACTGGCGGGCATCCCTCAATCGTAGCATATGTTGGGGTTAGTTCTAGTACGCTGCACCTAAGAGATCCTCGGCGACTGGTCTTGGGCCGGGGGGTGGGCGGCGTGGGGCCAGCCCCCATCCCCCTTGTTGAGAATGAGTCTCATTATCAGCAGCCGGGCGGCGGTTCACCGATGAAGCGGGCGGTTCATATATGAAAGGTTCACATATGAAGCGGGCGGTTCATATATGAAAGATTCACCGATGAAGCGGGCGGTTCATATATGAAAGATTCACCGATGAAGCGGGCGGTTCATATATGCGGGCGGCGGGCGCGGCGGCGGGCGGCGCTTCCCATAGGCGCGGCGGCGGGCGGCGGGCGCTTGGGGATTGCCCAAAATTGTCCCATTATGGGGAAAGATATATGGTAGGCTGCCGATTACAATAGCGGGCGGAAGCTTAGGCGCTAACTCGGCGCTAGCCGCCCACGGAGATAGACCGATGAGCGAAGATAGAATCCTTTGTAGCGCCCTATGCGGGGCGGAAGCAAAGCCGGAATACAAGGTAGGCGATGAGCCGTATTGCAGCGACTACTGTGCGGCGGTTACGGGCGCGGAACCTTGGGAGCCGGGCGATATCTTGGAAGCTTGGCAAGGCTTGCAGCGAAACCTAGCCGATAACAGCGGGAAAGCTAGCCTAGCTTTCTACCTTGAATACTGGACTGCGGTTAGCGCCCTAGCGGAAGCTTGCGAGCTAGCGGTTCCAAGCGCGGAAGCGCTGGAAAGCGCCCTAGTCGATAGCCTTTCCAAGGGAAGCCTTAAGCGCTACCTTAAGCGTAGCCGATCCGAAGTAGGCGCTATGTTCTCCAACTGGCGCAACTGGCACAATAGCGGCGGAAGCTTGTATGGCCCTATCACTT